AGCTTGGTTGGTAACTCTTTGTCTTTAGAGAAGGCATATATTGCTGCTGGTACTCGTACTAGTGTGCGTTATGTCTATGTTGTGGATGATCCTTTCGTCTTGTTCGAAGCTCAATTTGATAGCACTGGTGCTACTCAAGCTCAGCTTTCTATGAACGCTGCTGTGACCATCTCCGCTGCTAATCAAACATCTTTGGCTAATGGTGTGCCTTTCTCTGACATGGTTCTCACTGGACCAGCAGTTACGGCTACTCTGCCAATCCGCATGTTAGGTGCTGTACAACGTGGTGACAATGAAGTAACTAGCGCAGCTAGTCCTTATGTCCGTGTGTTGTGCAAATTTAACTACCACGAATACGGTACTATCGGCTCTGCTTCTGGCACTGTCGTTAACTACCTTGCAGTCTAATTAAGGAGATTAAATCATGGCTGGAGTAATTACAACCGCATCGCATCCCAAAGCACTATGGCCTGGTATCAAGGCTTGGTGGGGACAAACCTATAACGAGCACCCAGAAGAGTACGTAGACTTGTTCGATAAGGACACTTCTACTATGAACTACGAAGAAGACGTTCAATTGTCTGGCTTCGGTCTAGTGCCAGTTAAGTCTGAAGGTCAAGGTACTGCCTATGACTCTGAGATCCAAGGCTTCACAACTCGCTATACACACGTTGCATACGCAATGGGTTATATCGTGACTAAGGAAGAAATGGATGACAACTTGTATGAGCAAGTATCCAAGAAACGTGCTGCTGCATTGGCTTTATCTTTCCGTCAAACGAAAGAAAACATTGCTGCTAACGTGTACAACCGTGCTTTCAACAGCACATATTTAGGTGGTGATGGTGTAGCTTTGTGCTCTACTGCCCACCCAAATACTTCGGGTGGTACATTCTCTAACAAGCCAGCAGTTGATGTTGACTTGTCTGAGGCTTCTTTGGAAGATGCAGTGATTGCAATCATGGGCTTTACAAATGACCGTGGTCTGTTAGTCGCTATTCAACCAAACAGCTTGCACATTGCTCGTCAAGAAGTGTTTAATGCTCAACGCATTTTACAAACTGAGTACCAACCAGGTAACGCCAATAACGACATCAACGTCATTAAATCTGGCAACTACATCCCTGGTGGTTTCAAAGTGAATCACTACTTCACAAGCCCACATGCTTGGTTTATCCGCAACACTATTCCTGGTGGTACTGGTTTGAAGTACTATGAGCGTATGGCTGTTACGTTTGATCAAGATAATGACTTCGATACTATGAACGTTAAAGCCAAAGGCTACGAGCGTTATAGCTTCGGATGGTCTGATCCACGCGCTTTATTTGGATCTAATGGTCCTTAATTGTTATTAGTAACACTCCCCCTCCCATAAAGAGGGGGTTCTTTTTATAAAGGAAACTTATCATGGCTTATGGTTTACAAAAAAAGAGAATGATGCCAGCATCAGCAGCACCTAAAAAAATGGCTCCTGCTAAGAAGATGATGGGATCAAAAATGATGGCTGCTAAGAAGATGGCTCCAAAAGCATCTATGTCTAAAAAGAAAATGTAAAGTAAAATTTAATCTCCAATGACGCTCTAGAAATAGAGCGTTGTTTTAAACAACGTCAAAGGAATATTTATCATGGCTTCTCCTACCCGTTTCCCCGCTGGTGTATCAACACAAGCAATTGGTTCTACACTAGGTCAATTTCCCCTTCCAGATCCTACAGACATCTCTTTAGATTTTGAAGATTTTTTTCAGTATGTTGCTGCTGACTGGACTGTAACTAACACTACAACTCACCAAACTATTGGTCTTGTTACTGGTAATGGTGGAATAATTTCTACAGTTGGTGGTGCTTCTAGTATTACTGCTGACATTGGTGCTATTCAAAATAATCCACTTAATTTCAACATTGCCACCAACACAATTACTGCTACTGCTCCTCCTACTCAAGTAGCTTGGTTCTACACTGCATTTAAAGCTACTACTGCTGCTAACGATCAACTATTAGTTGGTATAGCTTCTTCTATTGCTGCTCTTACTCCTACTGATGGTATTTACTTTAACAAAGCTGCTGGTTCTTCAGCAATTACTTTTGTTGTCCGTAAAGGTAGTGCTTCATTAGCTGCTACTGCTTACTCAACTGCTACTACAACTGTTGCTACTCTTGTTAGTGGTACTTTTATTAAACTTGGTTGGTACTACGATGGTAGAGGCAACATTGATGTTTTTGTAAATGATGCAAAAGTTTGTTCTGTTGATGTAGGCATTTCTACTGGTACTACAGCTGCTACATTCCCCAATGCTACAAACATGGGTGCAGGTTTTGGTTGTAAAGCTGCTGCTACTGCACCTACTACTGCGGATATGATTGTTGACTTTATGTTATCTGCCCAAACTCGTGCCTATTAATTAGGAGAGTCACATGGCTAATGCATTTACAACTCAAATCCTTGAAGAAGGACCACGCAACGTATCTGTAAAACTGGTAGGAATACTAGACACAGGTAACCTAGCTTCTACTGCTGCTCTTGCAATGTCCAGTATCAACCAAGGTGGTATTGGTCCAACTCCAGAGCAAGTAAGAATAGATCACATTGAATATGTTATTGGTTCTCAACTAGGAGTACAACTATTGTGGGATGCTACAACTGATGTTGTAGCTGTTCCTCTAGTTGGATCTGGACTCTCTTTTCTAAGAGAGTTAGGTGGACTAACTAACAATGCAGGAACTGGTAAAACAGGGACTATCAACATTCTGACTACAGGTTATACATCTGGTACACAGACATTTCTTGTCATCTTAAGACTTGTCAAACAAGGTGCAAATCTGTAATGGATTTACAAACTTTGTTTAACATAGGCTTAGGTTTAGCATCCAGTGTTACAGGTTGGTTTGCTAGAGAATTGTGGTCTGCTGTTAAAGAACTTAAGACTGATCTTGCTAAGTTAAGAGAAGATCTTCCTAAAGAGTACATTGCTAAAGATGACTATCGGGAAGACATTCGAGAACTTAAAAAGATGATTGAAAAGATCTTTGACAAGCTAGACAATAAATCTGATAGGGTATAACTGTGTCTTACAAACCCAGCTGGGACAATGGTGGTTGGAAAGTTGTCTGTGATTCTTGTGGTCGTGTCTTTAAAAACAATGAACTACAACTTCGCTGGGATGGTTTGATGGTTTGTAGTGGTGACTGGGAGATCAGACAACCACAAGACTTTGTACATGGAGTAGCTGACATACAAGCTCCTCCTTTTACTAGACCAGAATCATCAGACTATTTTGTTCCTATTAACTACACTCAACAGCCTAATGAGACTATTGATGTAACTGAAGTTCTTGTAAAAGCTGTTGTTAAAACACTTGGTACTTCTAGCTTTGATTCCCAAAGTGCTCTTAATGGAGCTGTTATCAATGCTATAGCACTAAACGCTACAACAACCTATACAAATGAAGAGATCATTACAATTACAGAGACTGTTTTAGTTACGTTAGGTAGAACTCTATCTGACGCAATTACAGTTAGTGAGTCAATAACTAACACAGCTACTAAACAACTTAGTGATTCCTCTTCTATTTCAGAAAGTTTACAATTAGCTGTAACAAAAGCAATAGCAGAAAGTCTGTCTATTTCTGAATCAACTGCATTTTCAGTTGGTAACAACATAGCAGAAACTGTTAGCATCACAGAATCAGTTAGTAGACTCCTTGTTTCACCCACTGCACTCAACGGTGCTGCACTTAACTCCTTAAGATTGGATTAAAAATGAAAGACACAATTAACTTAGTAGGTGAAGTAGAAATCCTATTAAACAACAAAGTAGTCTTAGAAAAGAAAAACCTAGTTGTTACAGCAGGTAAAAACTTCTTAGCTTCTGCTGTTATTAATAACAGTACATCTCCTTTTGTAGGTATGGCTATTGGTACTGGTACTACACCTGCTGCTATTGCTGACACTACCCTAGGAACTGAAACTGCTCGTGCTGCATTTACAACCTCTAGCGTATCAGCAAACGTAGTTAGCTTGTCTAATACGTATGGTGCTGGTACAGGTACTGGTGCTGTAACTGAAGCAGGTATTTTTAATAACTCTACATCTGGTGGAACTCTGTTATCACGAGTAGTGTTTAGTGCTGTTAATAAAGGTGCTCTTGATACACTAGCAATCAACTGGACTATCACTGTTAGTTAATAGGAGAACCTTATGGTTATGAAATTTACCAACAATGCTACGTCTACTTTAGCGTCAGGCATTAATGCTTCGGTCACTAGTCTTACAGTAGCCACAGGACAGGGAGCATTGTTTCCCACATTGTCTGGAGATTATTTTTTCTGTACTCTTGCTAACACAGCAGGTACTGTTGAGATTATTAAAGTAACTGCTAGATCTACTGATACGTTTACTATTGTTAGAGCACAAGACAATACTAGTGCTGCCTCTTGGATTACTGGAGACAAAGTAGAACTTCGTTTAGTTGCTGCTAGTCTTAACAATTTACCTAAACTAGATGAGGCTAACACCTTTACTGCTGCTAATGTTTATGGCACTCCTACTTCTATAACCCTAACTAATGCAACAGGACTTCCATTAACTACTGGTGTTACTGGAATACTAGGTGCAGCTAATGGTGGAAGTGGTGTAGCAAATAATGCAGCAATGACTGTTACTGGTTCTGGCAATTTTGCTTACACAAGAACTTTAACGGGTGCAACCAATGTAACTTTACCTACTACGGGAACATTGGCAACCCTTGCTGGTAGTGAAACCTTTACCAACAAAACCCTGACTAATCCAACAGTAACCGACTATGTTGAAACTGTGGTGGCTATTGGTAACTCAGGCACATCACAAACCTTGTCGTTGACCAATGGAACTGTGCAAACTGTGACGATGACAGGTAACTGCACATTCACCATGCCGACTGCTACTGCTGGTAAGTCATTCATTCTGATAGCAACTCAGGACGGCACAGGCTCTAGGACTGCGGTGTTCACAAGTGTGAAGTTTGCTAGTGGTGTAGCACCAACGCTTACTACAACTGCAACTACGGGAGTAGACATACTGACCTTTGTGGCTAACGGCACATCTTGGTTTGGTACATATGCACAGGCGTTTGCATAATGTTTGCATCAAAAGATTCTTTGCTGACAAGACCTAGCGGTGGCTACAACATAGCCCGTAGTGTGCGGTTGCGTTCTAGTGCTAGTGGTTATTTCAATCGTACACCTGCTAGTGCAAGTAATCGAAAAACATTTACTTGGAGTTCGTGGATTAAGCGGGGTGCTTTAACGTCAGTACAAAGTTTTTTTACTGCGGCTGAAAGTGGTACATCAAACCCAAGGACAGACTGGCAACTTACATCTTCTGATACTTTACAGATTGGGTTTAACCCAACTGGTAGCGCATGGTCTGAGTCTATTACCAATGCAGTTTTTCGTGACCCTTCTGCTTGGTATCATATTGTTGTTTCTGTTGATATGACACAGGCTACAAGTACCGACCGATTAAAAGTGTATGTCAATGGAATTGCTCAAACTTTTTCTTCCTATGCAGTACCCGCCCAAAATACAGATTTACCTGTTAATAATACTTGGGCGCATTCAATCGGTCGTTATCAGGCGGGAACTATTCAGTACCTTGACGGCTACCTAACCGAAATCAACTTCATTGACGGACAAGCCCTAACTCCATCTTCATTTGGTGAAACAGATTCAATTACTGGCGTATGGAAACCAAAAGCATATTCTGGTACTTACGGCACAAATGGCTTTGAACTGAACTTTAGCGATAACTCTGCCTCTACTGCCGCCACTATCGGCAAGGACTACTCTGGCAACGGCAACAACTGGACACCTAACAACATTAGCGTGACTGCTGGTGTTACTTATGATTCCATGCAAGATGTGCCTACGCTGACAAGTGCGACTGCGGCTAACTATGCAACTTTAAATCCATTGGCAGTTGGGTCATCTGGAACATTGTCCGATGGGTCATTAAAAATAGCAGGTTTAAATAGTTCGAATGTGGGGGCTAGTTACTCCACTATTGGAATGACTACGGGAAAGTGGTATTTTGAAGTTACCGCAGTTGGTGTTGGGTCTAATTTTTCATACGCACTCGTTGAAGATGTAGTGGACACAAGTGCTTTAAATGTATCAGGCTCTATATTTGCAGGATATAGGTCAACTGGAGATACTTACGGCACAGTAAGTATTACAACTACTACATGGAACACGGCTAACGTGGTAATTGGAGTTGCAGTTGATTGTGATAATGGAGCAGTATATTTTGCTAACGCAAATACTTGGATAAATAGTGGTGTTCCTACAAGTGGGGCAAGTAGAACTGGGGCTATTACTACCTACACAGGAGGCACTAAGACTCTGCATGGTGGCGTAGGATGTTTTCAAGATTCTTCACAGAGTGCCGCCATTAACTTCGGTCAACGTCCATTCTCCTACACACCCCCAACTGGCTTTGTTGCTCTAAACACATTTAACCTACCCGCATCAACCATCACTAATGGTGCGGCTTATATGGCGGCTACGACTTACACGGGTAATGGTGGAACATTAGCAGTAAGCAATGCTGTCAATGGCGTAAGTTTTCAGCCTGATTGGGTTTGGATAAAGATGCGAAGTGGTGCGGCTGGAAATGAATTGTTTGATTCTGTTCGTGGCGCAAATATTGTTTTGTATAGTAACGCTACAAATGCGGAATCTAATTCAGGCACAATGTCTACCTTTGGTTCTGGTGGCTTTACAGCCGTATACCAAGCGGGTGATGTAAGCACCAACAATAGTGGCTCTACCTTTGTCGGCTGGCAATGGAAAGCGGGAACAACATCCGCATCCAACACTAACGGCTCTATCACATCAACTGTAAGCGTGGGTGCTACGCAAGGCTTTAGCGTGGTGACTTATACGGGTAACGGAAGTTCATCTGCAACAGTAGGTCATGGATTGGGTGTTGTGCCGTCAATGATAATAAACAAAACAAGAAGTGGAACTGTTAGTTGGTTTGTAAAACATACTTCACTTGCTAGCAATTTGATGTTGACACTTGATACAACCGATGGAACTTATAACGGGTCACTTGCTGGCGGAGGTGGTCTTGGTAATTTAACTAGTTCAACAACATTTGGGTTTGTTAACGGAACAAGTAATGTAAACAATGTAAATGCGTCTGGTTCAACCTATGTAGCCTACTGCTTTGCCGCAGTAGCAGGGTATTCAGCCTTTGGTTCGTACACGGGTAATGCTTCTGCTGATGGGACTTTTGTTTACCTTGGATTTAGACCAAGATTTGTATTGATGAAATATACTTCGGCTGGCGGTGATTGGTATATGTATGACTCAACTAGAAGCCCAATCAACGTGTCAACAGCCGCATTAGTATCAAATTCTTCTGCCGCAGAAATTTCCCAAGGTGGAATAGACTTTTTGAGCAATGGTTTTAAACTTAGAGCCTCAAACAATCCAAACGTGGCGGCAACTTATATTTACATGGCATTTGCCGAATCGCCTTTCCGCAACGCTCTCGCCCGATAAGGAACAATATGTTTAAACACAACGACACAACAATCCCACTCGATACACCATTCACCATTGATGGAACTTCATACCCTGCCAACTGGCTACGCCTAACAAGCCTTGCTGAGAAACAAGCAGTCGGCATCACAGAGGTGGCAGATGTAACCACAACCTACGATGACAGATTCTTTTGGGGCGTAGACAGCCCTAAACTCTTGAATGACAGGGAAGAGTCAGACACAGACGGCAACCCCATGTATGTCAAGGTTCTTGGCGTAGTGGATGGCAAGCCAGCAATGGTTGACTCCACAGAACGCTTGGTCACCAAGGGACTGAAGTCAAACTGGACTGCACAAGTCAAAGACACGGCTAACAAGTTATTGGCTCAGACCGATTGGATGGTCATTCGTAAGGCAGAGAGAAACATAGATGTTCCTAGTAACACTACTACTTATAGAGTAGCTGTTATAACTGAATGTACAAGGCTTGTAACAGCTATAGAAAGTGCTGCTGATGTATCTGCTTTTATTGCTGTTGTCACTACTCAAAACTGGCCTAGAGAGGCTTAAAAATGGCTTCTAACTACAGCATTACTCGTGATCAGATCATATCCCTAGCTCTTAGGAAACTAGGAGTGCTTGAGATTGGGGATACACCTGACGCTAACACTGTGTCTAATGCTGCCATATCTTTGAACTTGCTTATCAAACAATTCAATACAGATGGTCTAAAGCTTTGGAAAGTATCAGAACTTATCATTCCCCTTACTTCTGCACAGACTAGTTATGTCTTAGGTGGTGCTACATCTACCTTGATGTATGACTCCCTAGCTCCTAGCACAGCTATTACAGACAAACCTTTGAAAGTTATTCAAGGGTTCTATCGTAATACAGCGTCTACTCCAGACATAGACACACCAGTGATTGTTATATCTAGGCAAGAATACACTGTTCTAGGATCTAAGTTCTCTACTGGTACACCCAACAGTGTCTTCTATGATGCTCGTAGGCTCAATGGTATTCTTTATGTATACCTAACCCCTGACGCTACTACACAAAGCAATCTAGAGCTACATCTGATAGCTCAGATGCCTATCAATGACATAACTACATCTAGTGAACTTCCAGACTTCCCTAATGAATGGATGAACTGTTTGGTGTGGAACTTAGCAGACCAGTTGTCTCTTGAGTATGGTGTTCCTATGAATACCAGACAAGAGATTGCTCTTCGTGCTTTAAATTACAAAGACAAGATGGTTGATTGGGATGTGGAGCCTGGTAGTACATTCTTTAGTCCTGACTTTAGATCTACATCTGTTAACTCTTATGGTATGTAAGCATGGCTACAGAACGTATACCACTTACTCAACCTATAGAAAGTAGAAGCGGAT